TACAGGCGAAGCAACTAAAGTTAGCCCACGGTTTATTAGTCTTAGCGCTTACGCCTGTTTTCCAACTCATTGGCTTGTGGTCATGGCAATTACGACATAACGGAATGTCTTTGTCGATCTTAACTCCACCCAATACTTCTTTGACCAGATCAACCGCTTCACTAGCTGTCGGTGCTTCGCTTACCGCTTTGATCGACCAAGGATCATCCTCGATGATTGGCGCAACGTAAGATTGCACCTGTTGCATTGTCTCCTTGGTTGATTTCTCAGCGTCGCCCATAATCAAAGCCATAACGCGCATCAAAGCTGAGGTGCAAGTGTCCTCGACCATCCAGCGTCGCATCTTGTCACTGTACGCTGCCAAATAGCCATAGGCGTAATCCACACCAGCTGGTTCAAGCTCTAGTTGATTGCGCCAGCCTTTTGCCTGTACCAGCACATATCCCTTAACCGCATCAAATTCGACAATTTGTGCATGCAATCGACCCTCTGGGTATGTGGCAATCCAGCGATCTGTGCGCTCTTTGTTTCCTTCATAGTTATCCATAAATGTAGCCATCATCGTGACCGCTTGCTTCCGGCAATCTTGCCGCGTACATAACCCACGCGGTTGCCTTCTCGTAGCCCAAAACTATAACCAATTGCAAAGCCGATTAAGATTCCAATAAAGAACCACATCGCTATTTCACCTGCTGAAAACATAATTGCTCCCGATTCAGGGAACTACTGTGCTTCGCTCCCTATAAAAAGGATGAAGCAAAACTCTGACATTGTAAAGAACTACGCTCAATTTTGGGCGTGTCTTAGTCTTTTTGTTGGTTTATTGCTAATTCTAAAATTAATTGATCAAGTCTTGCCTCAATCCTACTGACCTGATCCTTCATGCTTGAACCACCATTCGGGCTTAATTCCAGCATGATTGATTTGACTATGACTTTCATTGACGAATAGATGGCGGTCAATACCGCCAATACAAGCCCACCAACCGCCGTCCATTCGCCTACGCTCACTTTTGTCGCCCGAAAGCTACATCGTTTGGATTAGCCCATCGCGCCATAACTGGCACAACGCCAGCGACCAAACCCATAAGTAAATCTTTAGGATTTGTATTGCCGGTCATATAAACCGCCAAAGCGCCAGCGATTGAGCTTCTTGCCCACGATGCCAGCATTGCTTTTGCTTGTGTCATTTTGTCTCTCCTTTGTCCAAGCTCCCGATGAGCTTTGCGACTTTCGCTGGGCTCAAAGCTATTTCAAAGTGCATTTCGTCTTTTCGCCCGGAGTAATCCCCACCCCATCGCAAGCCATATTTTCTTGCCAGAGCTTGAATCATTGCTACCTTTTCAAGCGGAAATGTGCCAGCTTTACCCAATGGGTGCTTTGTTGAATTTAGATCAATGGCTGTGCCACTTGAATGATTGCTTAAAGCCATTGATGATCCGCGAATCTCCCTGTAGCAGTAACCCCAATCATCCAACGATCCCTCATCGATTGGCTCGATCAATTGATGGAATTCAGCTGCAAAACCAATCAGCAAAGGTGCAACGGCTTTATTGCAAGTCAATTTGATCTTTGTTCCAGGAATCAAAAACGAATCGATATCGATCTCAGCCTTGATTTTGGACGCAATCCAGCCGTTTTGCGATTTTTCGGTCATTTGAGCAATAAAGCCGCTTCATCGGCTGTTATGCCTAAACGTTCAAGCAAAGCCGATTTTGCGGCAATCTGCGCATTTTCGGCTTCCTCTTTGGCTTTTGCATTTGCTTGATCTATTTTGTAAGTTTTCAATTCATCATCTGTCATGTCTCGCAAGATTTCATCGCCAGTTTCGCAGTTGATTTCTTTGATTTGTAGTTTTGTCATTATTTCACCCCATAAAGTTCGTATGTGCCGCCAGAATAGGCGGTGTTGGAATATACGGTTACTGAATTTATAGCTGAAGTCGTAATCCAGCAACCATTCACAACGCTTGTCTGCTTAAAAGAAGAATCGGAGACTAGACCATTAGAAGTCATTCTAATCATTTTTCGTGTAGTAGCGTTTGCGTAATCAAAGAATTCAACAAGTACAAATGTGCTTGACGTCGTTGGATTAACAGGACCGTAAAAGTAGGTTTCACTTTGCGCAAATCCGCTTGTCACCGCAGTTGCTGAGCTGTTGTAAGTTGATAAAAGTTGATAATTCGATCCCGTATCAGTATTAACGCGGACTCCGACTCGATCTCCAGAAGATGACCAAGTTGGCGCTTTTACCCATAGTTGCAAATTTTTATATGTACTAGGAATTGACGAAATCACAATGCTTCCAGAACCCGAAAGATTTCCGTTAGAAATAAGCGTCATTCCCCCGTCGCTTGCTGGCGTTGCCCACGATGGTGCAGTTGCGCCACCATTGACTGTTAATACCTGACCAGCTGTGCCAATTCCTAATCGTGTTACTGCACCTGATCCAGTTGCATAGATTACGTCGCCAGCGGTTGTAACCGTTGATTTTGGTACGGCTGCTGTTGCAGTTGTTTGAGCAGCATCAGCGGCATCTTTAGCAGCCTTGACCGCAGTTGATGTTGCTGCCAATACTGATGAAGTAGTCGATGTTGAATCTGAAAGTTGAACCGCACCTAATTGGGCAGTTGATGCTGATTGAATTCCGACGGTAATTGCGCCAGATGTGCCGCCACCAGTAAGAGGTGAAGTAGCTGTTATTCCAGTAATATCGCCTTGGTCATTATTGATCCATGTGAAAGCCATATCTGTTGCAGAAGTTTTTGACAAGATTTGCCCGGTTGTGCCACCAAGTAAATATTGCATCGATGTTGCCACCGCTTGACCAAAGACTTCAAAATCCGCTGGCAGATCTGTGACTAGATCGGTCGATGTCGGCATCTGCCATGAGAATGGCGTTGTTGGATTACTCATATTTCCCCCTTAAGCAACCTGCGTTGCATGTTCCCAGTCTAGCGTTGGTATTACGGTTTGCCATGATTCGACAATCGGCACGTCGTTCCATCTCATTGCCTGCAACGAGTATGCCAATGGCGAAAGATTAAGGCTGATGCTGATTTCGTTATATGCCGCGCTGAATGTCCAGCCCTCGACAAATCCCAAATACGTGCCAGCTGACATATTAAGCGGCAAATCCGCAATGCTCACTGGCATGCCCATAAAAGTGTTGATTAAAGCATCTCGATCGCCATCGTCAATTTCTGGGTTGGTCAGCTGGTACGTAATTGAATTGAAGTTGAATTCTGGGAATGCGCGCAGCTCCAAATAAAAGTCTGCCTGATCTTGGGCATCGGCTTGATGTTTGACTGTGGTTGTAAAAATTTGCGCAAGTTGCCCATATAAGCCCACCGATTGAGAATTTAGCGCACTGACCTCCGATGCTGAATTTGTGCCATATTTGAGAGTTATGGTATTCCGCACGTCACCAGCTCGCGCCTGAATGCTTAGCCCTGCGCCTTGAGCCTGATTGGCGGTCAAATCAACGTAGCCATTTGCAGCAAGATAAGTTGTGCGATGCGTTGAATCGGCGTATGAAATTTGCCCTTGAGCATTCTCATAGATGTAGCCAAGACCACTAGTTGCCAAAGCTGCCACTAAAGAATAGACATCGATGCGATCTGATGACCGGGCTGCCAGCTCATAATTGCCCGGCTGATCTATTTCGCCAAGTCCAGTATTTTCGGCATCTTGCCATTGGGTTGTTGGATCATGGGTAGCCCAAGTCAAAGTCTGCGGCACTTCTTGCCATGATGCAAATAGTACCTGCTGCAAAATGGTATAAATTTGATTGCCGTCAAAATCCTGTGTCAATACGCCATTGGTCAAAGATTTTGGCAACCGAGCCAATGCGCCAAGTGCAATGATCTTGACACGTTGTGCAAATGCCACATTGCCAAGTTCTGCAACTGCAATGGCAATTTCTACAACCGAGCCGCCAAATATCGGCACGAATGTCGCTGTTGAATCTTGCAGTTCGATTGTCAAAGCGCTGTTGATGTCAATGTCCACATTTGACGCGTCAAGGTTTATTAATTCAATGTTTATATATCCTGCTTGGGCTTGCTCATAAATGTTATTGCGTCCAGATGTAATTGTCATATTTGCTAAAACTGACGATTGATATTCTGAGCCGTTAATTGTGACTCTGTAAACTGGATTAAATACGGTCATGGTTTATGCAAACAACAACGCATTTGCGCCGTTTGTTCCTCTAAAGAATGATCTATTGAGCACATCAACAACGCTGCGAGCTGCCGCCTCTGGATCGCCCACAATGCCCTGATTGACCGTTAGATTGATTGTTGGAGCATCTGGCGTGTTCATAGACATTGGGTTAAAAAATGATCCAGCTGCGTAACTCGATGCCGCTACCGCGCTTGATGCAGCTGCGGATACGCCGCCGCCGCCTGATCCGCTGACAACAATTTTTGGTACAACTGGCGCGGTAATTGTTGGCGTTGTAGTTCCCAATACGCCAGAAATGCTGCTAAATGTGCCGGGCGTCGATGTGATGTTCTTAATTGATGGAATGTCATCACCGGGCTTTATTAGATTGATGCCTCGAATAATTTGATTTATGGCATCAATTGCAAAGTTCAAAATTGGCTTAATAGCTCCTAAAACTTTTGCAAATAGATCAATAACAACGCCTGCAATATCGCCAATGACGCTTAATGATGTGCCTATGATTTTGCCGATAATTGGGGCAACATATTTGACCACTTCAAAAAATGATTCAAATGCATCTTTGTTGTCCATAATTGCATCTTTTACTTTATTAAATAACTTGACCGCTCCTTCAAAAATTGGCATCAAATAAGATTGGACTACGGTGACGGTTTCCTGAATGCGTGTGCCTAGACCAGTTGCTGATTTTGAACTGATCGCGTCGGAAAATTGTTGAACGATTGGCAACACGTATTTTGTGATTAGATCAAGGAATTTTTGCAAAATTGGCAAAAGCGCAAAACCAATTGTTTCAACGCTTTCATCAAAAGCCACTTTAAGCCGAGCAATGCGACCTTGGAATGTTTCTGCGTTAGCCGATGCCGCGCCGCCAAATAGATCGGTCAATTTGCTTTGAACTTGTGTGAATGACATTGCCTTTAATTCGGCTGCTGATAATCCAATGCCTAATTTGCCAAGCGCGGTTGAATTCCCGTCGTAGCTTTTGCCAAGTGCATTTGCGACCGAATCTAAACTTTTGCCCGTCGATTGGCTGATGTCTAATGAAAGATTAAGCAAATCTTGCGCTTTGGTCACATCGTTGGTTGAAAGTGACAAGCGCTGTAACGCTGGACGAAGCTTTTCGTCCGCGACTCCCGTTGCCAAAGAAGTTTTAAGAATCTGCTTTTCTACCGATGCAATCATTTCATCGGTTGCCCCCGTAGCGTTCTTAAGAGCCGTTGCAAGCCGTACTTGAGCCGCTTCATCCTCGATGGCTGCCTTTACCCCATCGACGGCTAATTTGACGGCGTATGCGGCTGCTGCGGCTGTAGCTGCGGCAAACGCCAATCCAGCCTTTTTTCCAAAATCACTAATTTTGGATGATGAATTTTCAACGTCGGAATTTGCAGCTTTGAGCGATTTATTTAGCTGATCGACGTCAGCCAAAATCGATAGCTTGAGCGTTCTACTTTGACCAGCCATCACCACTCCTTCAATATCTCGCTAAAAGCATTTTCCCATTTGGCAATGATATTTGGTTGCTCGGCTCGCAGTGTCGGATAGATAAAATAACCGCGTGATCCTCGACCTTCACGTCCAGACCAGACCGGAAATTGTTTATATTTATTTGATCCAAATTCATAACCGCCCCAAAGCTGCTGAGTCGTGCCGCCGCCTGAAAATTTTTGCGATGCAAAGCCAAATGATAATTCGCCAATTTTAGATGATTTGGAGACACGCGATCCAGCGGCAATTCTGTTGGCAGCGTCATTTGGTCGAGCATTTGCCGCGCTTACAATCTTGCCCTGAACGTAAGTCGCCAAGGCGCTGCTGGTTATTTTGGCTTGTGCGGTAGCTTCCTCGTCCATAGCCTTAAATGCCTTGAGTACACCACGCAAATCACTTTTGTCATAAGCGATCGCGTCCTGTTCCATTTCGCTTCTCCAATATCTCGATCGCTGTGACTATATCCTCAGCCAATTCAAATTCTGATCGACTAAGCCCGGTCGTAATTGCCAAATCCCAAAGGATTCGATTTATGCTTCCGGGGGCGTAACTTTTGGGGCTTGCTCATCACCGACTGTTATTTCGGCAACGGTCTCGCTCCAAATCTCAAATGACTTGACTGGCTTACCAGCGGCTTCACGTTTCATAGCGTGATACGCCAAAAACATAAGATCGCCAATGCCAATCTTGTCTTGGGCTTGCGAAATGGTAAAACCTGTCTTGGTCTCCCATTTTGCCCACTCTGGCGGTTGCGCAGTGTAAGTCTCGCTGATCCCTGTTGTGTATTCGATTGTGATTGGTAGTTTCATGCTCCCGGTCTCCTTTTGGTTAGCTGATTGTTAATACTGGCGTGGTCACGCAAGTAAAGGCAAGTGATACGGTCTGCGCGTCTGGCGCTGTGCCACCGGCTGATGGCAGAATTGGTTGGACATCAAATGCAAATGATGCACCTGTATCAGCCACGAATACAACTGCCAAGCCTGTTTGTGGCGCATTGGTTGCAGCTGTCCAAAGAGCTTCGCACAATGAACTGGGTGCTCCCCAATCGGCAAGCATTTCAACTGCAAATGACCCTTGTGTATCGGTTGTGTAATACGCTTTGCCATCCAGCGTTTGATATGTGTTGATTGTTGAATCAACTGTCAAAGTAGCTGATGTGGCTTGGGCATCGAAATCATCACTGTCGATTGTGAAGTGAATATCTCTGCCTGTGATGATTGTTGTTGCCATGTGTTTTCTCCTTAGTCGGTGTAGTACGTTGAGACTTGCAAATCAGCCGTCAAGAATTTTCCTGCGCCGACTTCCAATGGTGTTGGTGAACTTACGTCGCCCACGACATAGCCGCTGGGCATGGTTGAAATAATTGAAATCATTAAATCTTCAAGATTGGTTAAAGCTGCCGCATTGCTTGAATAACCGACAACGCCAGTCACCAAAAAGTTAATCTTAACTTTTGTGGTTGTGCCATTGATTAACGTACTTTCCAAATATGGTGAATCTGGTACGAGAACGATCGATGGACTGGTCATTGCCTCTGGAATGCCGTTATAGACGTTGGCTGCAATGGATGTAAGCGCAGTTTGCAATGGTGTGCGGATGTCGGCTTCAATGGTCATAAACACATCGTTTCAACGTCTAAAAATGGTCCAAGCAAACCAATAATGCGGTTACTCAAGCTGCGCCCCAATACAAATGGGCTTGGTTGAAATTGGTCGCTCATAATTTGATTACCCGGTGCTGTTACTGATTGAAATACTTCAACGGCTACAACCAAAATGGCTGATTGGATGGGAGCAACGCCAGCGTATAAATCGCCAGCGGTTGCCCCATCGATACACGCTAACCCTGCCGGAATCTGGGGGATGGTGTATGTGCTATCTGCTTCAGCTGTTGCCGATGTAAATACATAAGGGGCGATACGATCATCTGTGACTGTGACTGTTGCGTCATAGATTCCGCATCCTGTAATTACAACGGTTTGACCCGGCACAAAATAATTTACGCGCTGCGTTCCGTAATACGCAATACCGTTTTCTACAAAGATTTCTGTGACTGCTGATTGATAGCCCGTAAGCAATGGCAAAATTGTCAGTTCAGCCGATTCAATCATTTGGTCTAAATAAGCGTCAGAATAAAGAGAGACGGATACGCCAAGAATGTTGCGCAACTCTGTTGCGGTGACTATCTGTGGCATATCCGATCCCTTCGTCTGCTCGACCGCATCCGGGAGCGGCTACGGTCGATGATTAGTTATTAGGTGAAATTAAATAGGTTTCCACCAGCTGCAATTTTTGTGGCGCATGCACCATAAGAATTTAAGCTGATTTCTACAGTTCCGTCCGATGGCTTATTGACATCAAGACGGAAATTGCCGCTTTCGTACCATGTAAATGCATCTGGTTCAAGAACGACCATTGAATCGTCGCCAGTTCCAGTGAATTCGCCTGAATTGTCCACGTAGAAATCTAAGCCAAGTACAACGCCACGTTGTGATTGACCAGTTACAAGACCAGCTTGATTTGATGGCTGGTAAGCGTTAAACAACGGAATTCCATTGTTGTTATAGCCCATGATATTTGACCATTGGGCTGGTGACACCAAAATGTTACGTGCAAAGCGTTGAGTTCCTGCATAGACGGCTGCATTTGCGCGGCTGACGTATGCAATTAAACCTGCGGCTGTGTTGGCTGTTGGTGTGCCATCTGATGCTGCATCTGCCTTGATTTGAGCTGCAACATATTTGTTTTGAGCAAATGCCATAGCTGATCCCATGATTCGTACAAGCTCGTTAAAGAAATCTGGTGAGCTGCGATCGATGATTTCTGTGGTTAGAATGTTGCGACCAGCAAAGCGTGTAATTGGCACTGAAATAAAGCTGGACTCGATTCCGGTGTTTGTTACTGCGCCGCCTTCTGCAACTGCATCAACTTCCGCTATTTGAGAAATTTTTGGAATTTCAAATTGAAGCCCTGCATCTGGCAATGTGCCGCGTGAAATTGCATCAATTGCGCCGCGTGTTCCGTTGCTTAATCCGTTGATAACTTCTGCAAGCTGACGTGTCGGATTAAAAGCTGGATTTGTCGTGCCAAGGCTATCGTTAGCTGCTGCAACGTAAATTGCAGAATCAGACATTGGATTCAATTTGGCTTTGATTGAATGTTCCATCCATGAGCCAAGATTTACAATTGGGCTGCGTGGTTGTGTGTAAAGCGGTGCTGGTCGATTTGCCTGAATAAGGCGCTGTGAAGCCTCTACCGTTTCAACGGCTGGCGCTTCTTGTGTTTCGGTAGTGGTGTCCACTGATTCTCCTTCGGTTGGGTTTTCATCTGGTGTTTCTGTTGGTTCTGGTGTTGCATCGGTTGTGGCTGCGACATGACTGACGCGAGCTTGATCGAATGCCGGGTTTGTAGTCAAAGCAACGCCAACTAATTCAGCTTGATTGACTACCATTGTGCCATCTTCATTAAATCCATGATCTGACACATTTGCTTCAACGCTAAAGCCATCGCGTAGCCCATCCATTGCTTCTTGGATTGCGTCTGTGCCAGCGGTCGTTTTTGAAATCTTAAATGTGGCACTTATTGATTTGCCGTCGGGTGCAAGCTCCATTGATAACGTTTTGCCAATTGGACGTCCTGAGTCATGCTCTAAATTAAGTTTTACTGACGCTGGAATAAGTGATCCAGATTTGAATAACACTTTGCCAGTAGATGCATTTGCTGGCGTATCGAATTGAACTATTTGACCAGTTATGGTGCGCGATTCTGAATCGGCGGCTGTGATGGTGAACGGGGTCAGTATTTTCATCGGATCATTTCCTCTGCTACTCGTATTTCCTCGGCGCTCATTGCACCGATGCGATTTAGAATTTCATAGATTTGCACTCGCTCAAGATTTGAACCGCGCAAATAATCGTCAAGCGCATATTCTACGCGCTGCGTTGATGGCACAAAATCCGGCATTGATAATCTTTCGGTCACGCTGTTCATAAGCGGAATTAAAGAGAAGTCAAGCAATGTCTGACGTGTTGTTGTTGCGTTGCTATAAGTCATTGATGATCCAGTTTCAGCATCAATAAAATAAGCCGGAATGCCTAAGGCTCTAGCTAATTCTGTGGCGATGTACGACCGGGCTGCCGCCAGCTGTAATTTTTCAGGATCAAAGCCCAAAGTCTCAAGCGAAATGTCGGCGTTTAGAAATGCGGTTGATCGATTGCGTCGGCTCGCGCCCCAAGACTCAAGAAGTTTTGCAATACGATCTGCTGGCAACGCTGTGCCATTTGATTTTAATACCATTTGCGGTACTGGTTCACGCGCGTACATTGCAGCTGCTCTTTCAAGTTCTGCGCCTGTGCGAATAGTCATTCCAGCGCGGTTGAGCAATCCTTCATCGTTACCGTAAAAGACAACCAATGATCCAACGCCTGAAAGCGGCAACGGTGTATGACCATCAATAGAATAAGATTCAATTTCTGTTGAATCGCTATTTGTGTTTATCGTTACGCGATCCGGTGCAATTCTTTGAACGCTGCGTACTCGCTGCGTGTCTGCAAATAATTCAGTAATTTGCCAATATGCATAACCACTGAAAAGCAAATCCTCAAGCGTCCAGACATACGTTGCAACGCCGGGAATGCGTGGATCGGGTGTTCGAATGACGCGCGGTGTGTCAACTTGCATTCCAGTAACACGATCAATCACGTTCAAATTTATACTTGCGACCGATGAGCAGATGAGGTTTCTGCCGCGGGCTATCGCGGGTACGGACATGGCTTCTTGACGTGTAGCTGTGCGATTGCCGCGAAAGAATGGCGATAGTGAATCAAGTGAAGTTACTGGTGCAAGAGAAGCCGAGACATCGTACGTCGGTGCTGTGACGGATGCTGTTCGCACAAATAAGTCTCGGAATCCCATGCACGAATTCTCTCAAGGGTCAAGGATCAACCCACTAATATGTCAAACTCGGTCTCTGGGCGTGTCGCGTAAAATGTCACTAGGGCAGTGGCAACCGCTGCGCAAACTGCCGATTGTGACGCCCTGCGTCCAATGACCCAACCGCCATCGCCGCGACGTAATTGAACGGCTGAAAGCATTTGCGTGGTTAATTCTGGTTGCCCTCGATGGCGCAATCGACCGCCATTGATAGCGCCAAGTAGCATGTCGCAACTTTGAGGGTAATCGCTGTCCATATCTAAAATTGGGATGCCTGCTGGTTGCAATCTAGCTGCAACCGCGCCGCTAGTGCGTCGGCTGTACAAAAGATACTCAATTGGGTATTCGCGGCAGTATTTAGCCGCATCATTGGCAATTTCTCGATCGTCCAGCTGTACGCCATTTTCCCAAGTGTGCAGCAGCTTGACCACAAACTTTTCATCGCCTAATTTCTGCGCTCCAACTAATGCGGCAAATCTACGATCTGGTGAACAATCAATTGCCAGCCATGTCAGCTTCTCAGTGTCTAGATCGACTTCCAAATCGGTGCATTCATTCCATTCAGCAGCTCCAACAACGCTGGATATTGTCTGCACCCATCGGCACAAGACCTCGGTCATCACGACTTCGACTGGGTCATTGAATACAGCTTTGATGTTATCTGGGTGGATAGTTATGCCAAGACCGGGATTGGCAAAAGCGGCATTTTCAATTGATAGCACCTCAGTTGGACTTGACCATTCAAAGTATCCAACGTCATCGATCGCCCCGGCACTGGCAGCCATCCCGCGTTCACGCAGCATGTTCAAGACAATGCTGTGAGAATCACCCGCATTCGAAAAGCAATTGACTTGGGGATTGACCGCCGCCATCAGGGTGTACCGAAGCGCGGCAAACGAGTCTAAATCTTTCATCTCTCGAAGCTCATCAAGGTGGACAACCTCTGGCTTGCTTAATCCGCGAGCCGCTGAACCGCCAGCCTTTATGACAAAGCGATTGCCAGTCAAAGTTTCAATTTCTTCAGCGCCATGTTGCCATCTGATGCGCTTGACCCGTTTAGCCAAATCGTCATGGCTTTCAATAATTGACACCAACGATCTAAATTGCTCAAGCGATGTGACCAATCGATGAGCTGAGCCAACTTGCAAAGACTCATCCCAGTAAAATAATCCCATGGCAATCCGCGCAAGCATGTAGGTTGATTTTCCATTTTGCCGGGCTACCGTTGCGCATGTTACTGGATGGTAATATCTGCCATCGGGTTTTACCTTGAGCGACTGGATCGCCAGCCATTTTTGCCAAGGCATAAAACCGCCCGGAATAATCTGAGCTGCAAAATCAACCAGTTCATGTCCGCGAGACGGCAAATCATTGAGCGGCGTGTGTATTCGCGGCACTTCATGCCCAAATACCTGAGCTGATGACGGCTCAAAAACCGATGTGAGCCGATTTGAGACTGGATCAACCGCGTCTTGACCAACTATGACCTGAGTCGGCTTAATCATGACTTTGCGACACGTTCTTGGGTATAAAATGCCCAT